CAGTCGAACGAACAGCTATGGTTAAAGATCCTGCTAGAAAGGGGATGTTCTGGGGAAATATCCCAGCCAATGGAGATCACAAGGGTGGTTCAATACAGGTGACGAGAAAACTACAACAACAAAAAACATCAGAATTTGCAAACGCCGACAGGAAGAAGAGTAGCGTTAAACAAGATAATTTTCCATTGAAGGATGGGTTCGGAAATAAAAAAGAAAATGAAAAAGTTGTATATCAAATGATATCGATCCCCATGCCGGCATATATTGAGGTCACATATTCGATCACGATGATGACAGAGTATCAACAGCAAATGAACGAGGCTGTTACACCGTTTATAACTCGTACTGGCGGAATAAATTATTTTACAATTTATAAAAATAGCCATCAATATCCGGGATTTATACAGCAAGATTTTTCGCTTGACAACAATGTTGCCTCCATGGAACAAGAGCAAAGACAGTACAAGACGAAGATAGATATTAAGATTTTAGGCTATTTAATAGGGGAAGATAAAAATCAGGAGACCCCCAAGGTAGTGGTTAGGGAAAACAAAGTGGAAGTTCGTATGCCGAGAGAAAGGGTCGTATTGAGTGACTCCCCGGAGCACGGAGACCTAACTAAAACATTTTATAGATCTTAAATATGGATTTTCAATATTTTAATTACTATTTATTAAAGTAAAGACAAAGCATTTTTACCCCCTAGAATATGCAAGGAGAAATAAAGGATGTCTGTTAAAAAATTTAAGTTTGTTTCGCCCGGAGTTTTCATCGATGAAATCGATCAATCACAGATCGAATCTGCACCCGCGCGAATGGGTCCAGTAATCATCGGACGCACAACCCGCGGCCCAGCTATGAAGCCGATTACCGTACAGTCGTTTTCAGAATTTGTAGAAATTTTTGGAGAACCAGAAGCAGGGCTCGGCGGAACTGATATTTGGAGAAACGGACAATCACTAGCGCCCACTTATGCATCTTATGCTGCACAAGCCTACTTAAAAAACAACAACCCAGTAACTATAGTGAGATTGTTGGGTTATGCACACACAAATTATACAGCAGATCAAGGTGAGGCCGGTTGGGAGACAGCGAATTCCACCGCCACCACCACCTCTGGCTCTAATGGTGGTGCATACGGCTTGTTTATTATTGATAGCGGCAGCGCAACATCAAATTTAACAGGCACCCTTGCAGCCGTGTGGTATCTGGAAACCGGAAGCATCAGACTATCTGGTACAACCGGCGAATCATTTGGCAACGCCGCTGCAGTTTCTGCCGCTCGCGCCGCCACGTGGGTTCAAACCCAAGGCGCAGATAAAGAATTCAAACTTCAAATTGATACGGGTGGTGCGAACGGAACTGTAACAAATTTTGTCGATCACTCCTTTAACTTTAATATAAATTCTGATAAATTTATTCGTAAAGTTTTTAACACCAACCCTACGCTCACTAACAGCACTGTGACCAAGGGCACCGCTAAAACTTATTGGCTTGGCGAGACGTATGAAGACTATGTTAACGCCACCGTAACCGGCTCCAGTGCCGGCCAACAATTCGGTGTTATTTTGGCCCTGCAGAGTGGCAGCGCTAACAAGGGTATTGTACAAAAAGATGCAGAGGAAGCAAGAACCGGTTGGTTCTTTTCACAGGATCTCACCAACGATACGGCATCATATAATCCACAAAACATGCAAAAACTCTTCAGGTTGGTGTGTTTGAGCCCGGGCACGTGGGACCAAAACAATGTTAAGGTTTCCATTTCGGACATCAAGCCCTCTCCCAATCAAGATGTGGACGCGTATGGTACGTTCACTTTATCTATCCGGCGCATGTCAGATACGGACAAACGCCCACGAAACATTGAGCGATATACGCAGTGTAATTTGAACCCGAATTCAATTAATTATGTTGGAAGAAAAATTGGTACAAAATATACTACGTGGGACGATACAGAACAAAGATTACGCGAGTTTGGCGACTGGCCCAATGTATCCAAGAGAGTCAGGGTCGAAGTTAACGGCGATGTTGCTGACGGTAAAATAAATGCAGAGTGTTTACCATTTGGCGTATATGGTCCTCCAAGATTTAAAGGCTTTACATCAATCGGCTCTGGTAGTCAGGTGACTGTTAACGATCAGACAGGCTCAACAACTGCCCTTCTTCTTGGCTCGGAGCATGCCACTTCCGCTAGCGCACAAACGTTCGTGGTTGGCCACGATGACATACCAAATGTTGGTGGATATGGTGTGTCCGAAGGAGCAAGTCAATATGGCTTCATCTCTGGCACATGGGGGGACAATAGAAATGTTACAGCTTCATTTGTTTTCCCGACAATTCCTCTTCGCTCAAACAGTGCCGATTTGGATCTGGGCGACGAGACAAAAACATTCTTTGGTGTGGACTTGTCGATACATGGTTCATCTCCGAATGCAAATAAGACTAGATATGCGCGCAGCGTTCAGGATATCGTTCGAACGCTACCATCAAGCATCACGGACTCAACATCGTGTGTAGAATCATCGTGGTATTTCACGCTTGATGATGTTAGCGGTAGCACCACAGGTTCTTCGCCGGCGAAAGCATGGTACATTTCTGGTTCTTACCACGATGGTACATCGAAGAACGCTGCAGGCGGCGGCTATCAAAACATTATAGATGCCGGTTTTGATCAATTCACTACGGTGTTCCATGGCGGCTCGCAAGGTGTTAATATTAAAGAGGCAGATCCCTTTAATAACACAACCACAAAAGCGGCCTCCAATGAGCTTTCTAGCTACGCTTATTATACGATTAAGAGGGCAATTGATACGATATCAAATCCCGAAGATGTTGAATATAACTTGGCTGCCATGCCCGGTATATACAACGAGTCCTTAACCTCTAGATTGCTCGATACGTGCGAGGACAGAGCGGACGCACTAGCGATTATTGACTTGGACACGGGATATCAGACAGCTGCAGAATCCTCATCGGATCCTGAAAACAGGCTTGGTAGCGTTTCCACCGCGGTCACCAACATTAAAGCGAGAAAGCTGAATAACAGCTATGGCTGTTGTTACTATCCGTGGGTGCAGATTCGCGACTCACTGAATAATGCGCTTGTTTGGGTACCGCCATCAGTTGTGGCGCTTGGTGTCATGGGCAGTGCCGAGGCCAATTCAGCAGCGTGGTTCGCACCCGCCGGCTTCACCAGAGGTGGCTTGTCTGAAGGCGCGGCAGGGTTGCCGGTTGTACAGACGCGAGAGAAGCTAAAGTCCAGCGAAAGAGACAAATTATATGAAAACAATATCAATCCTATTGCCACTTTCCCGGCGGAAGGAGTTGTTATTTTTGGCCAGAAAACTTTACAGGCATCATTGTCGGCGCTCGACAGAATTAATGTTCGCCGCCTGATGGTACTTGTGAAAAAAGAAATTTCTAGAATTGCATCTAGATTATTGTTCGCGCAGAATACGCGAACAACGTGGGCAAGATTTAGAGGTCAAGTGGAGCCATTCTTGGCAAATATTAAAGCCAATCAAGGTTTGGAAAATTATAAAATAGTGTTGGATGAAACAACCACTACACCGGATCTTGTTGACAGAAATATTATGTATGCAAAGATTTTCTTGAAACCGGCTAAAGCTATTGAATTTATTGCAATTGATTTTGTAATTACAAACGATGGAGCGGCGTTTGAGGACTAGGCGATATTAAAAAGCTAATTAACTACTATATATTATGAGGAGAATAAAAGATAATGGCAGATAAGAATACGAATTTTTGGTCGGCACCACTTCAAGACCCTAAACGTGCGTTTAGATTTGTGTTGACGCTAGGCAGCTTTGATAACATTCAATGGTTGGTTAAAAAAGTATCACGACCGGAAATAGAGGTTCAAGAAGCAGAACATGCTTATCTTAATCATACTTTTTATTATCCCGGCCGAGTCAAATGGTCAGAGGTGAACTTCACACTGGTTGATCCCATCACCCCTGATGCCGCGGAGGTTATGTCGACCATTATTCAAAATGCAGGATATAGTCCCCCAAAAGATATGAACAGCCTATCTACAATGGACAAGGCTAGCGCCATATCAGAACTGGGAGAACTTAGCGTTGAAATTATTGACGCAACCGGTGAAGGCGCACTTGAAACGTGGACATTTAAGAACGCATGGCTTCGAAAGGTTACATTTAGTGAGCTTTCTTATGAAGAGGATGCACTTACCGATCTAGAGTTGACCGTGAGATATGACTGGGCAGAGCTAATTTCATCATCTGGAGCAGGATTGTTCGAATTAGCCTAATTACAATAAATTAAGAGGTAACAATGACATCAAGAAATGAGAAAAGAATAAACTCTGACCCACCACCTACAGCCTTTACAGAACAGGACAATAATAAAACAAATAGTGATCCCACTGCATCTTTTTCTTTTGCAACTCCCACGGAATTTGTTGAATTGCCAAGCAAGGGCAGGTTTTATCCCGAAGGCCATCCACTGCACAATGCAGAGAGCATAGAAATTAGGTTTATGACCGCAAAAGATGAAGATATTTTGACATCGAAATCCCTTTTAAGAAAGGGAATTGCAATAGATAGGCTTTTGCAAAATATAATTATCGATAAAAATGTTAAAATTGCCGACTTGCTTGTTGGAGACAAAAACGCTCTTGTTGTAGCAGCTAGAGTAAGTGGATATGGGGCAGACTATAAAACAAGAGTCCAGTGCCCAGCATGCGCAAAATCGGTTCAGTTTGAATTTGATCTAGATGAGGCAGAGCTAAATCATGGCGAAGATTTTTCTGATGAATATGATGCGGAAGAAAGAGATGGCCTATTTTATGTCACGCTGCCGAAAACCAAAGCTGAAGTTGGAATTAGACTGCTGACCAGCGCTGACGAAAAAGCAATCGTGAAATCCATGGAAAAGAGAACAAAAAATAATCTCCCCGATAGCAACGTGACAGACCAATGCAGGTATTTAATTCAGTCTGTCAATGGCGATTCAGACCGGCAAGCAGTCAACACGTTGGTAGCAAACATGCCAGCACTAGACTCAAAATACCTTAGAGAATTTTATTCAAAATCAGCCCCAAACATTGATCTTAGCCAAACATTTGATTGTGAAAATTGCGGCTATGAACAAGAAATGGAGGTGCCGTTTACGACGGACTTTTTTTGGCCTAGATGATCAATATATTGAAAGCGTTTATGAACAATTTTTTGTCTTAAAACACCATGGCGGCTGGAGCTTTATCGAGGCATACAACCTTCCCATTTTAATAAGAGAATGGTTTGTCAGAAGATTGATTAAGCAGTTTGAAGATGAGCGCAAAGAATATGAAAAGGCGAAAAAGAAATCGAGATAAGTTTTTTAAGCATGCCTTCCTCTATCTATTTTCATTACACTACTAATTATAAAAAGGAGGAGTTTTCATTATGGAAGATAATAATGATTTAGTTCCCATGGTCGTTGATTTAGGGATACACCGAAAAAATGAATTAAACGAAGGCTGGATCGATATGTTCGCTGGCCAAGTTAAGCTTCTTATGAGAAGGCTTCTTGGCGATGTACCAAGCGGCTTGCCTGTTTCGGTTCGTGGCACCCCTTCGGAAATTAAATCTTTTGCAAACGCCATGAATGGTGAAAAAAGTTACATGCAGAGTTTTAGAAGATATGGACTCGGAGACGACAGAACATATCAGTCTAAATATAATTTAGATAAAGCGGTCAAAAATTTCGAAAAAGAAACTGGCCTTAAGTGGCCATTTAAATAAGGAAATTATAATGCATGGCCGACAACAACAATAATCCGCCCACCGAAGAGGAACTGGCGCGCCAACGCGAATACAACGAAGAAATAGAACGCGGCAACAAACTTTGGACCGAAAGAAAGCAGCTGTTTGAAGATAGTCTTCGCAATCGCACAGATTCGCTTAAAATTGCACAAACAGAAGCTAGCGATGAAATACAAAGACTCGAAATGGTAAAGGAAAGATATCGCTTTATAAACGATATTGTAGAGACTTTTAAAATTGAGCAAGAACACGATGCGCGCCGACTGGATCAAGAGCAAAAAATGGCCAACGCCAGATTGGAAGAGTTGGACATTCGCGAACGCGCCTTATTAAACGAAGAAAGGAAATTGGTTGCAGAGGGTCACTCTGCAGAGATAGCACGTGAAATTCTTCAATCAGAACACGATCAGCTTACGGTTCTTCAGTCTGAACTAGAAGTAGAATATGATATTTTGGCGACAAAAAAAGAACAAATTACCGCCACACAAAAAACAAATGAAATAACTCAAGATTGGCTTCAGTCGGTCACTGGTGTTAGTGAGAGGTGGAAAGATACTCTTGCCGGTAGTATTATTTTAACAAAAGACATAAAGAAATCAATGCATGCCATGGCCGCAGGCTTTATGGAGCTAATGTCGCCTGCAAATGTCATGGGTACAGTGCTCATGGCGGTGAAGGAGGAATCCATTGCCTTGATGAAGGCTTTCGACGAGACAACGGTCGCCGTCGACAGAGCTACCAGCCAATTTGGTAAATTCGACAATCAAGTAATGGAAAGCTTTCAGTCTCAACGCCACATGATAATCGGGATGGAGTCAGTAAGAGATGCTACTATAGATTTATCCAAAAACATGAAAGATTTTAATGATCTTAACAAAGAGCAACAAACAGAGTTGGTTAATTTTACATCCATGATGGATAAGTTAGGGGTTGCAACTGGCGAATCAGGTGAGCTTTTCGACGACTTTACCAAAAGTCTAGGCTTGGGCGTTACAAGGTCCAAGCAGATTTATAAAGAGTTGCTCGGTACCGCAAAGGCGATTAAAATGCCATTTGACGAAATGATCAAGGGGATGAAAGCCGCCATGCCGGTTCTCGCTGCTTACGGTTCAAGGGCTCCACAAATATTTAAAAGAGTAGCTGCAGCTGCAAGAGCAACGGGCGTTGAAACCCAAAGACTGTTAAGTATATTTTCGCAATTTGATACGTTTGAAGATGCTGCCGACAAGGTTGGCAAACTAAACGCAATATTGGGCGGCTCCTATTTAAACAGCGTTGAAATGATGGCAGCTGATGAAGAAGAGAGAATCCGTTTAATGTTGCAGGGCATTGAAGCTTCCGGAAAAAGCTGGGAATCTATGGGCAAATTTGAAAGAAAGGCCATAGCTGCAGCTGCTGGAATTCAAGACATGAATGAGGCGAATAAATTATTTGGCAAAGGCCTTGTCGGCTATGATCAGATGCTGGCAAAATCAGAAGCAAACGCAGCCGGCCAAAAAGAATTAGAAGATGCATCAAGGTCTTTAACCACGATGACAGAAAAACTTAAAGAGGTGTGGACCTTGTTTGCTGTTTCATTAGCACCGGTATTAGATCTTCTCCATGGCTTTTTTGATGCCATATTCGAAATAAACAAGGCCACCGGTGGCTATTTTATACCCCTCATGATCGGCCTTGTTGGTGTGTGGTGGGCATTTAATGCAGTGATGGGCTTTGTATTGGCCCGTAAAAAACTTGCACTTATAGCCCAATTGGCTGAAAACGCAGCTAGCGCCACCGCGATGGGCCAAAACACTGTGCTGATAGGCCAAGAGGCTACGCTCACAGCAGAGAAAATGGCAGAAGCAGGTGCAAGCACTACACTGGCAGGCGCAGAAAAAGGCGTTGTGATGGGCAAAGGTGCAGAGGTTAAAGCAAACACCGCGCTGATAGCCCAAGGGCCAGCCGTTACCGGCTCTATAACCGCCCAATCAGGTGCCATTGGCGTACTGGGCGCTGTTGCGGCATTGTCGGCGGTACAAATCATTGCACTGGGTGCAGGCATAGCATTAGCGGCCATTGGTATAGGCACGGGGATCGCACTTGCCGCATGGGGCATAGGAGTAATGGCAGAAGGTATGAAAGGTCTAGGCTGGGAGGCGTTAGCGTTGAGCATTAACGTGGCGATATTGGCTGGCACTTTTTACTTTTTGGTACCAGCCTTAACGGCAGCCGCCACTGCCCTTGCTGGGCTCGCAGCTGCAGGCACTCCAGCCGCACCCATCTTATTGGCCATAGGTGCAACTGCTCTCATGATAGGCAGCGCCATTGCTCTCGCTGCGCTGGGTGTTGGTGAAATGTCCAGAGGACTGGCAGAGATGGGTCCGAACGCTTGGCAGGCAGCTATTGTGGTTGGGGCACTGGCGGGTTCCATGGCCCTTATGGCATTTGTTTCTGCCAAACTGTCCATTGGCCTAGGCGCACTGGCAATTGGCCTAACGGCAATGCTGATACCGATCTTTGGCGTGGGTGCTGCTATAAAATGGATTAGTCCAGAACTAGAGTCTCTTGGAAAAATCTTTACAGGTTTGGGAACAGCTAGTACAAATTTATCTACCGGTACAAAAACAGCCTTTGATACAATATTGGATATAGGAGATAAAGGCTTCGCAATTGCTAGCAGCATAACTTTAATAATCGGCGCGATAACACGACTTGGCGGCGCCATAGAAAAACTACCGTCGTCAACAACTCTAGAGGTTCTGGCAAAAATGGAGGATATACCAGAGGCAAAGATGGCAGCCCTCACCGGTGTTTTTACTGGTTTTGAGAACATGCCCTCTGCTGCAATGGTTGAGGCCGGCCTCGCGTTGGAAAAAACAGCACAAGCTGCCGAAACAATTCGTCCAGAGGTTGTCGAAAACACCAAAGGATTGGTTGATCAGGCGGTGCGCTATACAGAGTTTATACAAGAGAATAAGGTTGCAGCCGCGGAAAATCCTGCTTTCGAAAGACTGGTTGATAAACTGGCTAAAGTTTTGGGTGCCACAGGCGCCGCCGCCAAAGGCAGCGATGCCGGCAAAAAGGGCTCGCCGGTCATAGTACAGGTCACGCTTGATGGTGATGTGGTAGGCCAAACAGCAGAAATATATTTAGAAAACAAATACAGGTTATTAACCTAGGAGGGGATAGGATGGCGAAAAAACCGGGACAATTTCCACACAGGCCGCGCGCCGCGGCTCGATACACAGATGTTGTTAAATCGCACGAAAAAGAAGGTGTTAAGATTCAATTTTATCACATGGTCAGTGGCCACACTGTTAGTTTTCCCGCTTTCTTGACACAATTTTCTGATAAGTATGATTCCAAATGGGAAACCTATAACGTATATGGCCGCATGGACCCTATTGAAATATTTACACAGACAACAAGAACAATTTCTTTGGGTTGGAAATGTGTTTCGGCCAATATGGTTGAGGCACAGACTAATATGAAAAAATGCTCTATACTGGCGAACATGCTTTATCCTGCATATGAAACCTTGGCCGGCGAAGCCAGCTACAACGACATATCGTCAACCCAAATAAGCTCACCCCCAATGTTTAAAGTGAAATTCATGAACTTAATAGCAAACAGTGCCACGGGCAAAGCACCGCCCAAAATTGCGGCCGGTACCAACGATGCGGCACTTAAGGAGCAACACAAAAAGTGGATGAAAGCACAAAAAAAGAACTTTTCCAAGGCCAGCTCCAGTGGTTTAATGGCGCGCCTTTCGGGCCTTACCTATGAGCCCATTGAAGAAGACGGTTATTTTATTGTGGAAGGTTTTATTTTTCCGCAGTCGGTGCAACTAAGTTGCGAACTTACTGTCCACCACCAACATGACCTAGGCTTTGATGCAAATGGCACAACTTTGTCACCGGGCTTTCCATATGGGTTAACAAATGTTTTAAGTAAAAAAGAAGAGTCTTCCAAACAGGGCAATCCGAAAAATCCCGATAAGCCAAAAAGGAAGAAGAAGAAAGATGCCGCGAAGAAAGCGGATAGCAAAGGCGCCGCGGCCACGACAAAACCCGGCAACGATCCGTTCACGGGGATCGTGGTGGATGGGTCTGCGCTAGCGTAGGGCCCTTCAGAATGATTAATTAGGAGGTTATCAAAATAAATGCCTATTAGTAGATACGACGGAAGAAATATTCGAGAACTAGATCAGGAACAATATAAAACTTTCCTTAAGGAGCGGGGAAAGGCCTTTATTACGTATTATGACACGCCAGAAATGAGATATCCAACTGACGAAGAAATTAATTCATTGACATTGATTGGCCACACGTGGTCAACTGGAGATCGTTTTTATAAGCTAGCTAGCACTTATTATGGTTTTGAGGAATATTGGTGGGTGATTGCGTGGTATAATCAAACTCCGACCGAGGCCCACGTGGAACTCGGAGATACAGTATACGTACCCGCGCCCTTGGAACGAATAATTGACATGTTCGATGTGTAGGGGGAGAATAGGATAAGTTATGGCAGACAAAAATGTACCATGGTCTCATAAGTGGAACAAGCTAGTTGCTGGCATTGGTAATAAATTATATTCTTGGACCGATACAGTTACAAGCAATAGTGTGACCAATGAAGCGGTCAAGGGGATGGAATATGTCACCCGCGGCGCCGCAAGCGTTGTTGGTCACGACAAGAGCGCAGTAGATGAAAGAATGGAAGGGCGCACCGTGTTGGTTGGCAAGGGAAAACTATCCAAAGAAGAAGAACTAGCGCAAAAGGCCGCCGAAGAAGCTAAAACCGCCGAAAGAGCCAGAAACCTAGCAGTACAAGAGCAGTGCTTTTTGTATATGAACATGCAAAAAGTCCTAAGCCAGTGCATTTCGAAAGTTGGCCGCGGCCGTGTCGCAGATCCTGTTTTCTATGCAACTCTTTCTGGGAACAGCGCGCTCATATATAACAAAATTCTACACAGCAAAGAGTTTAAACATTTTCTAGAAATAGAGCCATGGGTTTTTTCTTTGTTGCAGCCAAAGATTCGTTTGTACAAGGTGGCGTACTCAAGCCCAGTCGATAAGAAAGGTACCCCAGTGGAATTTCATTTTAGTAATCATTTTCCAGACCCTAAACACAAAAAGAACAGATATACAGGTGGAGACTTTGAGAGTGTATATTCGGATCGCAAAATGAGAGGGGATGGCGCCGGTCTATTAAGCTTTAAATTTACCAACGAAGGGCAAACAAAGCCGGTCGACAAGACTCTATCAGCAGAGCTTAAATTTGTTTTTCAAAATGCTGAAACCTTCCTTCGCGCTGGCATCGCCCCCGGGGCCACTCTTAACTCTCCCTCTGAAGCGCAGACGATAGCTTATTCAGATTTGATTATGGCGCCGAGTTCAACAGCTTGGTCGCGAGGAATATCGGCCAGTCCTGCAACCAGTGGCTTGAGCACGGAGAGGTATTTTCGCATACTTGCAGAAATTGGATGGACAGTCCCACACAAAAACATCAATGAAAAATATATTATCGATAATAATTTAAGAAAGGCCATAGCAGATACAAAAATAAGAGTAGCGCTGGAGCTTCACAAACACGATTTAGAATTTAAAGAAAATGGCGCAATAGAGCTTACTGTAAATTATACTGGCTGGATTGAGGGCGCACTTAAACGCGGCGAAACTGATATTTTTAAAATGTCACAAGAATATTCTACCAAGCTATCAAAGTGGAAGCAAGACATGGCAGCTGCACAAAGTCGACTTAAAAAAGTTCAAGGCACAAAGCGCGATCATGATTCTGAAGTCCGCAAATCAAACAAAACATCTGGTAACAAGGGCACCGCGCCGGCCGCTTCAGCAAATCAAGCAGATAATGCAAAGAGCAAAAAGCTTGAAGGCCAAATAAAGGGCCAGCAGGCACACATAGCTAGCTTCCACTCCTTTATGCGAATGGAGGCACAAAAAGAACGCGGAAAAAAATATGAAACGTTCTTGCAGCAGTTACAAAACTTTGGTGGTATATGGAGGATGAAGGTGCCCAACTCTGAACTGCAGCTTAGTTCCGAGGGCCTTGTGGCCAGAGGGGGAAGGAAAGATAAACTACCCGACAGCACAGCTGCGGAATTAAATAAAAGAGCAAAAGCTGGCGACTCTGATGCTAAAAAAACGCTTGCTAAAAAAACGGCCACCACTCCCGCCATGGCCGGAGCATGGGAACTAGAGCGCATCGTCCAGCAGGCCGGGAGCAAAAAGGCTGCAGCCGCCAAAAAGGCCGTACAGGGCGCCTCGGCCGATGTTGCGAAGAAAGTGAAGACGGCCGCGAATGGTATGAGCAAGGCGAGCATCGAACAAGCAGGCAGCGAAGCAATTGCCTCTTCGGCGCCGTTTCTTTCTGATGGCAAAACTGTGTTTCATTTTGTATATTTGGGGGATATTATAAACGCCGCCCTTATGACGCTAGCGAACAACAATGATGCTGTTGGGTTCCACAACAGCAAAACCGATACGGTCAATTTTATACTTGGCCCCTACACTTGGACAGATCCATTTACTGGCACTCCGTATTACGTAAACTTGGCAGATATACCAATATCTCTTCATGCTTTTCACATATGGTTTATCGACAAAGTTATTCGTCCCCTGCGTGAAGAATATCCACTGAAGGAATTCTTGCAAGATATAATATCAGATTTGGTTGCCAGCAGTATAGGTCCGTTGTGTATCGATGCTACCGCCGGCGGCCAAAAGTCCACGGCTAGAGTGCACACGGCCGAAATATGGGCAGATTCTTCAAATATATTTCGCGGGAAAAGGTATTGTGTGGAAAATGTTAAATTTAATTATAGTTCTTCAAGAGGTTGGGGAAGATACAGTACTCATCCAAGTGGAAAGCCTCCGAAAAATGTGCCAAAATTATATTATTATTTGTATGCCAGTTCTTTCTCTCCTAGTGTCTTAACGGGGGACAAACAGGGAGATTTTGAGAGAGGTGTTTATCATTTTCACATTGGAAGTCCCCGGGGCCTGTTAAAAAATATTAAATTTAAAAGAAATGATCAACCATTTTTAAGATCTCACAGAATCGTCAACAATGTTGAACCAGAAATGTTTAGAGAAATATATGACGCTGACGTTGAACTCTTTGGCAATCCTTTGTTTCTGCCCGGACAATATATATTTATTAACCCGTCGACATTTGGAGATCCCAAGAGAGCCCGGAGTGCTTCTAGAAGACTAGGCCTAGGCGGCTATTTTTTAGTTACAAAGGTTGAGCATGAGTTGAAGCCCGGGAGCTATTTTACAAAATTAAATTGTAAGTGGGAATCTTTTGGTGCGAGAGAAGGAAAACGACAGCGTGCTCCAAGAAGTATAGGCAAAACTGGTTGTAAGTAAATAATTACTTAATAAATCCTAGGAGGAAACTTAAATTTTATGGCAAGACCGGAAGGAGAAAATAAATTAGGAACTAGGCGCCTGTTTGAAGAGAGAAAATATTATAAAGAGGAGGTCCTAAAGCCCGAAGATGAACTACCAACTCGACTTATGGACTATTGGTATGATCGCCCATGGTATGGCAGAACCAGCCCTTCCGGTCACACCATTGCTTTGCAAGATAGGGACAATATCATTGCGCCCATACCCCCGGGAAAGATATATACACTAGATTTTGTTGCCGCGGCTTATAAAGACTTTGTTGAGTTTCACCGACAAACCCCGGGCCTAACTGCTTTGGATGTCTTTGGCGCTGTCGTTCCAATAAACGGACTCAAGCCACCCAGCCATCCCACCAAAATTTATAATGATCTGGTTGAAGAGATATATGAAAATTTCTTTGGAGTATATGCAGACAGATTAAATCTTTTAGGGAAAATAACAAATTTTGATATTTTTTTCGACATCTTTGGGAACTTTTTGCTCGGCATGGCCGCCAGCGGAGTGCCCATCACAAAGAGCGCATTAATGAAAAGTAAATATTGTGATCCGCGCTCCAGCGGCTTGGTTTTGGGCTTCTCGGATCGAGCAAAACATGGAGACGATCTCGTCAAATGGAAAAAAATGCAATCTAAAAATTTTAATGCTTTCAAAAATGCGGCCAAAAGACATGGATTTGTCCTTGATAAAAATGCCCCGTGGCGTCTGGTAGCAAATTTAAAACACCCGCGCCTCCGCGCAAAGGCACAAAATTTTGGTTCGTATACGGTAAAACAAATTTATGAAAACTACTATGAAGAAACATGTATTCAGGACTTGCCCCTTTTAAAAGAAATGCCTTTTTTGTTTTATGATTCTTATATTTCTTCTAGGAATACTCACGTGACAAAAATTAAATCCCAAGGTAAATTGTGGGAACCTACGGTCATTTGCAGGGTTGAACGAAAGAAAATTACCGAGAATGAAATTGAAGAAAAGTTAAGTTTTCGGTTTTGGTGTGGTTTTTATTTTAAGCTAAGGATTATGGAAGAAGGCTTACAAGGTTACATGACGCGTCAGGACTACAAAAAAACGCTACAAGACATTGAATCACTTTTGGCCAAAAAAACAATTGACAACAGGACGATAATGTTATATATTGACGACAGTATAAGAAATAAAGTTTCAAAATACAGAAGACAAGTTGAAATCGATAGGACAAAAGTGGCAGATATATCTTCGGCAGGGGAGATTGCAGCTGCAGCAGAGGCACTATCTGTTGCTGCGGAATCGGAAGAGTTTGTATATACTACCGGTCCAATGAGTTATGAAACTACTTCTGGTTATTAATAGTGAGCGCATATGGCCATATTTCAAATTATAGACAGAGACTGTCCTTTAATATATCATAATTCAAAATTTTATAAAAACCTACAGCCCCACTTTAATCAGACGTGGAGTTACTCACCGGCCTTAAAAAATGTAAATGTTGAGTGTGCAAAGTTATATTGTGGAGGGCAAACCTTAGACAAAGTGTGCCCTCCGGGCCTGCAAGAAGAGTGGGAGAACATTAATAATCGCCTTAAGGCTTACTATCGTTCAATGAGGGAGGTTGGTCTAGATTTAAAAGAGCATTGCTTTTATGATTTGGTGCCCAAAGATTTTGTAAAAGATTATTGTGAGATTAAAAATAAATTAACAAACTACGTTATAACAAATTATAATCGGCCATCAAATTATGAATTCTTGCTTTCGCTCGCAAGGGTGGTTTCGGATATCGAACAGCAAGATTTAAATATCGACGCATCCTCACTGGCCGGCGAACTACACAGGCTTAAAACAAGAAGATTTGTCAAGAAACTAAAAGAAATAAAACCCCGCGTTTCTTATAATGTATTTGGTAGTAAAACTGGGAGGCTGACGGGTAAAAAAGACTATTTTCCAATATTAACACTGGCTAAAGAACACAGGGCAATCTTAAGCCCCAAAAACGATTGGTTTGTGGAGTTTGATTATAACGCCATGGAACTTCGAACGGCGCTAGCCCTGTTGGGACAGAAACAGCCAAAGGAAGATCTGCATGCGTGGAACATTAAAAACGTATACAAAAACTCACTGACTAGAGAGAAGGCCAAAGAACGAATATTTGCTTGGCTATATAATCCCGCTGCCAAGGATCACCTTTCAGACAGAATGTACAAGAGGGACGTAATTAAACAAAAATATTGGGATGGAAAAAAGATTACTACCATGTTTGGAAAGGAAATTGAGTCTGACGAATACCATGCAGTAAACTATATCATACAAGCCACCGCCGCAGAAATTTTTCTCCGTCAATTTGTGAAAATTCATAATCTACTTGAAGGTAGGTTATCTCATCTTGCGTTTTGTATACACGATTCGCTTGTTATAGATTTGTCTGAAAAAGACATGGATATTTTGTTAAAATTGAAGAAATCTTTTTCTGAAACTGATACTGGCAACTTTCTTGTCAATGTGAATGTGGGAAAAAATTTTGGAGATATGAAAAAATTAGCAATATAGGCATTTTGTTTTTAAAAACGCTATTTATATTAGTTAGTTTATTATAGAAGAGGAAAGTATCATGCTCATTACAAAAACAAGACTAAAAGAAATCATAAAAGAAGAAATCTCTAGAGGGCTGGAGGAAGACGCCACGCAAAAAGATGTCCAGCGTGTCGGTGATAAGCTGGGGAAGGTGCCCGGCCTTGCAAATTATTTTAGTAGAGTTGACACACCACAAGAGCTTGTAGAAATGCTGGAGTTAATTGTGAGCTTTTTGCCAGAAAAATTTAAAGCCAGCCATGTAAGATCTGCGATGTCGACAGTGGTTCGAGACATGCAACAAAAAGAAAAACAGCCAACGGCCACACCGGATGCTGAACCGGCCCCCGACGCAACACAACAAGGTACACCACCAGAACAAGTATAAAATAGGCGGTTAGATGCAATCGATTATAGGACTAGGAAACGCCGGGTGTAATCTGGCGGACCAATTTAGTCAATATTCTCAATATAAAATATATAAGATAGATGTAGGAATTAAGGGAAAGAATTGCCTTAATGTTCTGCCTCATGACGGCCCCGAAGAATATGAAAAAAATTGTTCCATCCTTAAAATGCGCCCCTTTTTAAAAAAGATAGAAGGCGATATTTTGTTTATAAGTAGTTGTGGCGATATATCTGGTCTTTGTTTGCGCGCTCTGGAAATACTTAAAAAAAAGAAAAAAAATAAAATAAGCATTCTTTATATAAAGCCGGATCTTGGCCTGTTAAACGAGAAGAAAAGTCTGCAAGAAAATCTTATGTTTGGCGTAATGCAAGAATATGCTCGTTCTGGTGTTTTTGAGAGAATAAATCTTGTTTCGAACGCGACCGTTTCTGAAATAATAGGCGATGTGCCCATAAAAGAATATTACAATAGAATTAATGAGGTAGTTGTTTCAACCTATCACATGATAAATGTCTTTGAAAATTCTGATTCCATCATTGATACCTTTTCAAATTCGCCCCCTTCAGTACGCATTCAAACCTTTGGAATCGTTGACTTTGAAAGCGGAAAAGAAAAAATGTTTTTTTCTCTTGACAAAGTTAGAGATAAAAGGTATTATTATGCTATACCTGATGATGTGGTTGACAATGATGGCGGCTTGCTAAATAAAATAAAAAAACAAGTGAAAAGCAGAGCAGAACATGATAAAATGAAAATAACATATGGTATATATTCTACGCAATATGATGTGTCTTATTCTTACTGTGTAGCAAAGTGCTCTTATGTACAACAAAACAGCAGGACGGAAGATTTGCCGTCTTGACTTTTACAAAAAAAAAGGAAAAATATTATGAGTTTAGATTTAAATAAAATTCGGGAAAGATTGACTAACCTAAAGTCCAATGGCGGCAAAAGTAGTCAATTTTGGCGCCCACAAGAGGGCGAAACCAAGGTGAGAATTGTTCCTACGGCAGATGGAGATCCTTTTAAGGATTATTATTTCCATTATAACGTTGGCAAAAACCCGGGCTTTCTCTGCCCAAAGCGCAATTATGGCGAAGACTGTGCAGTCTGCGATTTTGCAACAAAGCTATATAAAGACGGTACAACCGAAAGTATCAAAGAGGCCAAAAACCTTTTTGTGCGCCAACGGTTTTTTACACCGGTGCTAGTGCGCGGCGAAGAGGATGAGGGCGTTAAAGTTTGGGGCTTCGGCAAGATGGCATATGAAAACCTTCTTAGTCTAGTGTTGAATCCTGAATATGGAGACATTACAGATGTCGAGGCAGGAACGGATCTTACAATTGGGTATGGAAAGCCTCCGGGCGCATCATTCCCACAAACAAAGATCACTCCTCGCAGAAAAAGTTCTTCGCTATGCGATGAGATGGATCCCAAGCGTTGTGCAGAATTGCTTGAGAGCATTCCGGATTTTGAATCTTTATTCGATAGAAAATCCCCCCAAGAGGTTTCTGCTCTGCTCAATGAGTTCATCCTGAATGACACCGACGCAGAAGAAGTCTCCTCCGAGCTTCAAGCTTATAATAAAAGCAACAACAAAGGAACAAAAGAAAGTTCAGTTGAAGCTGCTTTTAATGAATTAATTAATGCTTAAAGTTTAATATTGAGAGGGGCATTGCCCCTCTCAATTTCAATCGAGGTAAATTATGGCAAGAAAAAAACAAAAAGTTGGGAGCCTATCGGTCGCAGATATGCGACAGCTTATTAATAAAAAAGCTGGAATGAACGTGGCTCATAATCTAAATGAAGACAGCCCAACGATTGTCAAAGAGTGGATTCCTACTGGCTCACGTTGGCTAGATTCAATTATATGTCGAGGAAGAGCAGCGGGCATACCAGTTGGAAAAATTACTGAAATCGCAGGATTAGAATCTACGGGAAAATCTTACATGGCCGCCCAAGTTGCTGCCAACGCTCAAAAAATGGGCATCGATGTGATTTATTTTGATTCGGAATCTGCTATTGATCCCGGCTTTCTAGAGAAGGCTGGTTGCAACGTCGATAATATTCTATATATTCAAGCACAAAATGTTGAATTTGTATTAGAGACAATCGAAGAGCTTCTAGGCGCGAATGAAAATAGAATGTTATTTATTTGGGACTCGCTAGCTTTAACGCCAGCAGTTTCTGATGTTGAGGGTGATTTTAATCCACTTTCATCCATGGCAGTAAAGGCTAGAATTTTAGCAAAAGGGATGTCAAAATTAACGGTACCAATAGCTAATAGTCAGTCGACATTTTTGGTCCTAAACCAGCTTAAGTCTAATATCACTAGGAGCCCTTCAGAGGCTCTTACAACGCCCTATATGACCCCGGGCGGCAAAGCTATGATTTATGCCTATTCATTGCGTGTGTGGCTCACTGGGCGCAAGGCAAAGGCTTCTTTCGTACTGGATGATAAAGGCTTTAGGGTGGGATCAGAAGTCAAGGTAAAACTTGAGAAGAGTCGCTTTGGTACCCAAGGAAGACAATGCAATTTTAAAATCTTGTGGGGTGACGAGATTGGTGTACAAGATGAGGAAAGCTGGCTGGATGCGATTAAGGGCTCAGACTCGTTAAAACAGGCTGGTGCATGGTATGAGCTTTGTTACGAGGACGACACACGAGAAAAGTTTCAAGCATCCAAATGGAAAGAGAAGCTTTCGAAAGAAAAGTTTCGAAATCGGGTTTTAACTATTATGGATGAAGAAATTATCATGAAATTTGATAAACGAATTGGCTCCGCGGAAGCATTTTACGAGGATGAAGAAAATGGCACGCAAATTGCAACAAATATATAATAATATTTCTAGGAGGAAAACTACAATGTGTATTTTATATGTAGTGCTAGGTACTACGCTTTTTGTCACCCCGGGCTGCTTTGCAGGGTTTGCATATGAGGGTGAGGCGTATATGCCACACGAAGTTGTATATACTTCACACGCTCCGGCATCTGTGATTCGGGTAAGAACCCACAGCAACACCTACAGGCGTTATATGGGCCAAGTTAACAAAAGATATCATCGTGTCCGTCGCCATCATCGACAGCGCGTACGATATCACAAGCACAACCATCGTGTGCGCCACCACAGGCACAACCATCGTGTGCGAAAGCGAATTGTAACGAGACGATATAATAGAAAAGGCAATCTTAAAAGAAGAGTTACACGCAGATACTATTATTAAATTCTTTATAGAGCCGCAGGGAGGCATGGGTTTACAGATGTCTCAAATTTTAGGTGATAAGGTACCTAGTGTAAGTCCAATTGGCCTCAAAACCTTAGATGCTGCTCATAAGGAGGAATAATTATGAGTAATTTTTTAGTTGGAGATGTAAAATCTCTAAAAATCAATGACGTCGATATTTTCGGAAAGCCCGGTAAACCGGGCCAAGTAAGTGTGGATGTGTTGAGTCTGGTTAATCGTGAAACAAAGGCCAGCCAACTTAAGAAATATCTTAAGGATGGTTTTGATTGGTCAAAGTTCACTCCCCCCACAATTGCTGTCTTTCCTAGTGGTGATGAATATCTTTTAGATGGTGATCACCGCCGAGGAATGTACAGAGTCGTGTTTCCAAATCGTACTAAGATGCCTTGTTATCGTATCGATGTTGGAGACGAACAGGAATATCATAAACTTTTCTATGAAGTTAACTGGTCGAACCGCAAGAGTGCAAACAAAGATGAAGTTTTTGTGCACCAAGTTCTTGCACAAGACCAGAAAGCACTAGAGACTAAAAATCAGCTTGTTTATGCTGGTTTGAGTGTTTATGGCTCTCCTGATACGTTTGGCACCGTTGGTGCACCAAACTCAAAGCGAATCTCTGTTGGGGCGTTTAACCGATGTGCAAAGCACGGTTTAGATAACGTAAAACTAGCTTCTGAACTTTTGCACAAAGCGTGGCCGAGCGATGAAAAGATTCAGGGTGAACTTTTGGAGGGCACTACGCTCTTATTCAAGTTGCATCCGTCTTTTAATGATGGTTCTGCGGTCGACAAAGATTTTAAGCTTTGGTTTAGTAATTATGTGGCAATTCATACTCAGTATAATGCTGCTTCTGATTATAAGACCAAGGGAGGTCGAGTCCATCATAAGCATGGAGAATCTATCGCTCATGGATTAATTGTGGATTATCGAAGGGTTACTGTGCCTAATGGTTGTTCTCTTAAACATAAGCAGAAAATTGTTAAGCTAAATAAAACTTCTAATCTATTAAATTAGTTTAAACCGCAGGGAGGCATGGGTTTACAGATGTCTCAACTTTTTATTCATGAGTGTTAAAAAAATAACATTAAATATCTTTTTACTTCTTGCTGTTGGCCTCGCCTCATATGCAGTCTACGATATCTCTATGGAAGTTGTTAGTTTAAGACAAGAGAATCAAAAAATAAAAAAAGATAAAATTAATTTGAAAAAAAAGCTTGACATTCTGTCGAAAATCAGCGAAAATGTATGTAGATTTGGCGAGCATCAAGGCACGCCCATGTTTGTAGATTGTGGCGAATCCTTTGAACCACGATATGCAACTTGTGTGTGCACAACTATGTGCTTGGCAGACTATAGCTTGGTTTATAACAACTTGGCACTAGAAGATGAAAATTGTCCACAGTGGCGCGCCCTTAAATTTAAAGTAGGGCCACAATTCGAGGAAGAAAAAAATGGAGAAAAGAATTGAATTATATTCAGATGGCATTGGTTTTGTTGAGTATGTTTCCCATATGGGTAGTGATACTACAGTTGTTAATTCCGCTCGTGTCAGTTTCGGTAAGCGTGTCACAAGTCTTAATGAGCGCGATATTAAGTTAATTAAATATCTTATTAAAAACAAACACACGTCAACGCTGGAACACAACGTCATGACGTTTAGGTTTAAGGTGCCCTTGTTTATCCGCTCACAACACCACAGACATCGAACTTGGTCATATAACGAAATTTCAAGACGCTATACGGATTTTAATTTAGAGTTCTATGAGCCAGAAACCTTTAGGAAACAGAGCGACTCGAACCGGCAAGCTTCGGTACCAGAGTATATAAATCCTGTATTTCCGGCAATGAAAGGGGTAGGCAACATTCACCATGTTGCATCTCGTCGAATAAAGAGCTTTCACAAAGAGGCGCTAGCGCTTTATAATATTCTAATGGAACACGGCGTGTGTCGAGAACAAGCCCGAGGTGTGTTGCCACAAAATTTATATACAGAGTATTACGGCACTGTTAATTTAAATAACTTTCTTAAGTTTATTGACTTGAGAAATCACGAGGGCGCACAGTGGGAAATACAATTAGTGGCTAGTGCATGCTTGCGGATCGCAGAAGGCCTGTTTCCGGAAACAATAAAGGCCTACATGGAAGTTAAAAATGAAAACTAAAAGATTGCTCATCATCGACGCCCTCAATATGTATTTCAGGGCATATATTGTTGACCCTAGTCTATCAACCAATGGCGATCCAATCGGTGGGTTAAAGGGCTTTTTAAAGATCCTACAAAAATTAATCAGAGAAATAAAACCCGATGGGGTTGTGATCTGCTGGGACGGCCCCGGCGGGTCAAAAAAGAGAAAATCAACAAACAAAAACTATAAAGCTGGTCGAAAACCACTGCGACTGAATAGAGATATTAGAACCTTGGGAGAGGAAGAGGAAATCAAAAATAAAATCTGGCAGCAGACCAGATTGGTGGAAGTTCTTAACAGCATGCCGGTCATGCAGCTGATGCTAGATTCAGTCGAGGCCGACGATATTATTTCTTATGTTGTTCGACATAAACATTACAGTGAATGGCAAAAGGTTATAGTCTCTAGTGATAAAGATTTTTTTCAACTTTGTGACGATACAACCGTTGTCTTAAGGCCAATTCAAAAGCAAGTTTTAAACACTAACAGAATTGTTGATATGTATGGCATACATCCGACTAATTTTGCCTTAGCCCGGGCCATTGCTGGTGATAAATCAGACAATCTTCCCGGGGTTCCAGCGATTGGCATGCCCACAGTGGCGAAAAGACTACCTTTTTTAAAAGAAGAAAAGACTTATTCCATTCCGGAAGTCAGTGAGTTTTGTGAGCTTACAGATTCGAATCTTAAAGCTTACAGAAATATTGTTGATAACGTTGAACTTATTAAAGAAAATTATAAACTGATGCAGTTATATTCGCCTTTAATTAGCATACAGGGGAAACAACGCATCAATCATGTGATAAAAAACTTTAATCCTGAATTTAACAAAACCGAAGTTCTTAAGGCGATGTTGGAGGACGGCTTTGGCTCATATGATTGGTCAGATATGTTTGCAAATTTTAAAAGAATATCTCTTGCTTTTTAAACTAAAACATTGTATAATGGGTGTATTATATGGCAGAAAAAGTAAAGATAGAGTGCCCTTTGTGCAAGGACGTGTTTTTTCATAGCGACTTTCACGAAGGGAACGCTGCTGATACTTGTTCTTGTGGGAACGTACAAATGGGAATTTCAATGCAGACAAACAATAGATATGCTTTCTATGTAACGGTTTGCTATGCAAAAGAAAAACCAGTGTTCTATCAAATATTTAGAGGAAAAACAAAAAAATTATAGGATGAGATATGCAAAAAGAAATGTTTAATAGTGTTTGTAAAAAAGTAAATAATCTTTATACTAAAACAATGAAAGAGATTGATTCAATCTCGCACGCCCCCAACGTTGGCGGCCGAATTCGATACATGAATGGCGCTCTGGGTGAAAAACTATCAGAGACAGCATGGGCTGCGGTGGGCAGTCACTATGCCAATCTTTATGGTTTCAAATTCGAAACCCTCAAGGGAGATGAAAGAAAGATTGAATGCACTAATGAAAATGGCAATGCCATTCAGATGCAAGTTGACCGCCATCAATATATTGACGGAGATTTGATTCACATTGAAGAGTGCAAGGCCTATTTGGATCGATGCTATCTTATTAGAGCCTCTGATGACTGTAGGATGATCAGAAAGTATACTAAAAGTAATATTTCTAGTTCTGTCTTGGCTATTGAAAATTCTGTTAAAAAAGAGTCATATGATTTTATCATGGACGAGGGGCACATCGGTAGTGTTAGTTTTTTAACCGATGGAAAGCGAAGCAGTACAAAGCCAATCTGGAAGAAAGAAAACCATAAGCCGTTAAATCACAAAAAGTTGAAGGAATATGTTCAGAGCATTATGGATGTTTTTGAAGAGAGGTTGAAGGGTAGTGAAGTCTCTGAATAAAATATATACAGGTGAATGTCTGGAAACGATGAGAGAGATTCCTGATGATTCAATTGACATGATATTGTGTGATTTACCATACGGCACCACACAATGCAAGTGGGATACAATCATCCCACTTGAAGAATTGTGGAAAGAGTATAAGAGAGTAATCAAACAGAATGCAGCTGTGGTATTAACGTCCGCACAGCCATTTACTAGCGTATTGATTAGTTCGAACATTAAAGAATTTAAATATAATTGGATTTGGGAAAAATCAAAGGCCACCGGTTACTTGAATGCGAAAAAAATGCCGATGAGGGCTCATGAAGACGTGTGTGTGTTTTATAAAAAGCCACCGGTGTATAATCCACAAATGTGGCAGAGCACTCCATATAACAAGGGCAAGGCTCACCGGCCAACCGAAGTCTATGGAAAGCAAAAGTCGGTTCTTGTGAAGAATGATACTGGAATGCGCTATCCTCGCACTGTGCAATATTTTAAAACTGCTGAAAGCGAGGGGAAGGTATACCATCCGACACAAAAGCCACTGGCCCTGTTTGAATATCTGATTAAAACATATACAAATGAGGGAGATGTTGTATTAGATAATTGCATTGGATCCGGCACAACGGCACTCGCCGCAATAAAAACAAATAGAAATTTTATTGGGATAGAGATCAATCCAGAATATGTTGATGTAGCGAATGCCCGTATTCGTGAATTACAATGCCCTCGTAGCTCAGTTGGATAGAGCATGCGGTTCATATGAGGAAAAGAGTGAAGAATGAATAAAGATACAAAAAGTAACCACTCAACCTATTTATGAATACCATCATTTTATAGGAAAACACAAAATGAAAATCACAAAACGACAACTTAGAAAGATTATCAAAAAAGAGATTGAAGGGGTGGATAGTGCCATGCCCTATACTGGACCGGATAGTATCAAGGAAGAGATTGCCACGCTTGATAGAGTGTATGATCAGATACGAACCGCGACCCAAGCGGCACCAGAGGATGAGAATGCTACGAAAGGGCTTTGGCATCTTGAGCA